ATTATAAAATCATAAATTTAATCAAATTTTCTCTGCATAGGCTTGACAACTAATTTCAAAAGAAATATAATTCATTAGTTTTTTCCAAAGGAAAAGAAATGCCTACTTTAGAGGAAATTAAAAGCCAAATCTCGGACTTTTCAAATGTAAAAGATGTGTGGACGAAAAAAGAAATTAAATGCCTCCCGGATATAATCTGGCAGGATGAAGTCATTCAAAGTGCTACTTCTGGAGTGTATAATCACGGAATCGGGGTTTTGGTCGCAACTAATAAAAGACTTATCTTTATTGATAAAGGGCTTATTAGTTTAAAGGTTGAAAATTTCTTATACGATCAAATCAGCTCAATCGAATATAAAACGGGTCTATTAAGCGGCGAAATCATTATATATGCGGCAAATAATAAAGCCAAAATAGATTCGATAATTCCCAAATCAAGCGCCAAAGATATGGCTGAATTTATTAGGGCATATACTCAAAAGCAAAAAGGCGGCTACGGCATACAAAAGGCTGCTCCGGAAGAAAGAGGTACGGCTAAGTCCGAAGATTGGATGCAAAAGCTAGAAAAACTTGCCACCTTAAAAGAAAAAGGGCTTTTGACCGACGAGGAATTTGTCGAGCAAAAGAAAAAAATTTTAAAAGATGCTTAAAATACTTTTTACTCTAGCATTGCTTTGTGCGTCCGTTTTTGCAGATTATGATGCAAAGGTCGTAAAGATCATAGACGGCGATACCATTAAGATATTAACTGACGAAAACAGACTTATTACAATACGATTATACGGCATCGATGCTCCGGAAAAACTACAGCCTTACTCAAAAGCTGCTAAAAAAATTTTAAATGAAAAAATAGCCGCAAAAATAGTCACAATTAAAGATTTCGGTAGCGATAGATACAAAAGACGGGTCGCAAAGGTATTTCTAGACGGTGAAGATATTGATAAATTTATGGTTAGAAACGGCTATGCATGGGCGTTTACAAAATATTCAAGAGATTATACTGATGATGAAGAATATGCAAGAGAGCATAAATTTGGACTTTGGCGCGGTAAAGAGCAAACTCCGCCGTGGGAGTTTAGAAAAAAATGCCAACCTAGCCGGGCAGCAATATAAATTTAATAACTGCTTCTTTTAAAGCTTGCCTTGTTCTTTTCGGCAAATTTCCACTCTTATCTACGGGTAGAAACGGACGGGCAGGGATAAGTGCGCTTTTACCGCGTCCTGCCCTATCGCTGCCGAATTGATGCACTAATCCGTAGGCAAAGCCCTTTTTGGTGCTATTATTGGATACAACAACTTCATTCTTTGAGACCTGGGGTAGCCATTTATCGGCCAAATTCCCATCTCTTCTTAAAATCCGATCCGATTTACCCTTTTTCACTTTTTCGGTTACGGTAGCAGGCTTGAGCGCTGCCCATCTGTTTCCAAACGGATCACTTTGCAGCTCAAAGCTATATTCTATCTCATTTTTAAGGATATTTCCGAGCGTGTACATTAACGGTTCAGTATCTCGGCTCAGTTGTTGAAGGGACTTGAGTTTTATTTCTATCCTATTTAGTGCTTTTACCTCTATCATTTGACTTTACCCTTAAAATTTATTATAATACCCATAAAAGTAGCTTCGATGGCGTCAGTGTGCGTAGACGGACGTTATGCGCTAGCATAGCGGTTATCGCGGGTTCGACTCCCGCCGAGCTACTTTATCTTTTTGATTTCGCCCTTTTCAACCAGATCCTCAATCGTTTTCTTATCGTTTTTGTCAAGCGTTATTACGTAGTTGCTTTGCTTGAATTTCTTAATTATTTTGCTTATTTCGATGGGGATTAAATTTATCTTTGAGCCGTCTTTTTTGTCCTCAAAAATAAACAGAATATTTTTGTGCTTTTTGCGTAGATCCGTATAAGCGTTGTTTTCGTTATCCAGCACCGAAACTATCTCGCGTATCTCCTCTATCCTAAGAGCGTGATCGTAGCCCTCTTTACGCTTAGGGGCTGCATGGGATAGATGCTTTTTTGTGATGATTATGCCGCCGCTTTGCACATCTGCGCCTAAAATTTCGCTTGCTTTCTTTGCTAAAAAAGCATTCAAAAAGCCTACCTGCACCATATTGATCGGCGTTTTTGGATTATCTTTTACGATGATCTCATCTATCGCATCCTCAAGCCCGCTTCTCCATATATGCAGATCTCTTTCGTGCCCAAAGCCCGCTAAGCGCTCTTTTAACTTTTGTTGCGCAGTCTCTGCAGTAACGGCATCTAGCGCCTCTTGTTTCTTTTCGCTAAAAATTTCATCCAAATGATCCATTTTTCCTGGGTTGTAAGCGAAATCGTCCTGCGCGACGTTTGGTAAAAACGAGCCGTCCGCAAGCGGCGTAATGCCGCGTGCTCGTACTTCGGTCTCCGTAAGTACCTGTACTTTGCAGCGACAATTCCAACCGTTTGGCGGGTAGTTCGTATCCCAAAATTTATCATTTTTTGGAAGCGTGGTACCGTGCAGCTTTCGGTGCGTAGGCCTTGTTTTGCTATCAAGAACCGCCGTGTAGCGAAAATACTCCCCCGAGCTTTTCATTTGGCTTTCATAGCGGGCTTTTGCGTATGCGGTCCTCATATTTGTATCGTAGATAGTTTTTAATCTACGATTTCCCACATAAATTTCTTTTTCTTCGCCGCTTTTGGGGTCTTTAACCTTAATTTTGCCTAGCCAGCCCTTTTTGGCGAGCATAGGCTTTACGCTTTGCTTCCACTCCTCAAACGGCATTCCATCTTTGAAAGCCTGAGAGAGCGAGTTTTGCATATCTTTTAGAAGATCCAAATCGGTCATCTTTGCGATCGTAAATGTTTTTTTATGAGCATCGTGCATGATCTCATCATAAACAAAATGGATCTCAGCATTTTTGCTTTGCAGATACTCATATACCGCTGTGGGCTCTTTTTGAAAGCTAAAGCCGCTATTCATCCGCATATCCGATCATCTCGGCGTTCGCGATAGCTCGAAACATATATTTTTCAAGCTCATCAAACGACAGGTCATAAAGCTCATAAAGCCTATCAAACGCCTGCTCGTAGGTTTCGCTTTGTGCGATCAATTCGCTTAATGCAGCCTCTATCTCGCCGTCATCGATTTTTAGTTCGCTGCTAGCCTTTTCGAAGCGATCTATCGGCTTATTTGCGTTTTTTAAAACCCGTTTATTCGCCTTTAAATCACTGCTTAAACGCTCTTTAATAGCTTTTTCGTCCAGCTCAATATTGTAAATTTTGCTGATATATTTTGCGGTCGGTACAAAGCCCATATCAAATAGCGTTTTATCCCTACTTGCACGCTCCGCATTCGGGGCGTCCTCATCATAAATTTTAGCTTCAATCTCGCCCTTATAGCTATTTATCTCCTTAAAAAAGCCGATCGTTTTATTTAAAACGAACTCTAAAATTTTGCCGTCGTTTGCGGCTAGATCCTCCCTGATCTCATTGTGTGTTTTAGCGGCGGCGTAGCTACCCTCTCTTATGTCGCTTGTTAAATTTGCGCCTAAAATTGCCTTGCTGATTTGATTATCGAGATATGTCGGCAGTTTCGTAAAATCTACATTCGTGCTTGGCTGAATAAGCGTCAATTCTTCCTCTGTATCGATGACTGCACTATCGCCGCTAAGCATAGCTTGCACTTCATTTGCTAGCTCATCTGGATCGAAACTCGTTTTTGCAACCGCCCACGGTGAGCCGAAACGCTCCAAAAACCGAAACCAAAATTTTAAGCTCGCATTTTTCATCTTGACGGGGAAATAAAGCTTTTTAATGAGCCCGTCGCCGTAAGCTTTTCTAAAATTTGCGCGATTTAGCGCATAAACGACTTTAAACGGCGGGATCTTTTGCTCGCTTCCGCCGGCTACAAATACGAACTCGCCGGCGTCGTTAAATTTAAACTGCCTAAAATCCCTCTGCACGAGACGCGGATAAATTAATCTGTCCTTTTCTTTGTAGTTGATCTCAAAGACGTTGAGTCCGTAAAGATAGGTCTCTAAAATTTGGCTAACGATATCCGGGTTAAAAACGGCTTTGAAATTTTTAACGATTTCTTCGTCATCGCAAATGATTTGAATCTCTTTTTTCTCGGTGACCGATTTTCGGCTGACATCGCACTGCGTAACCGTAAGATCGGTTAGGATCATATCCATATCGCTATCGCTTATGCTGGAAACGCCGGTGTTGATTATCAGATCGATCAGCGTGCTGTTTTGGGCTATGACTGCCGTTTTTTTACGCTGCGGCTGCTCGGTTTTGTTTTTAAAAAGTTTGTCAAATATCATCTACTGCGCCTTTTTATCTTTCTTTTTAGCTTTGTTAGCTCATACGCTCCCGCCAAAGAGTCGGGTGCGTCGTCGTGCTTGCCTTCCGGATATTCGCAAAGCTGCTCGATAAGCAAGCTTTGACTTTGATGAAATACTATCTCGCCGTCGTCGATCGGCACCTCAAGCTTCTCTATCCTTTGCCCTTTAGTAGCTGTATTATTGACGCCCTTAAGCGGCAGCTTCGCACCTATCTCAAAGGCCTTTTCTCTTATCCACTGCCTAAAAAACTCCTGCCCGCCATTGCTCTCTATCGCGCAAACGCGACAGCGATAAATTTGATTAAGCTTAATAATCTCCTTAATCGCTTTCTTGCTCTTCATAACTTCTACGATGCTCTCGGCGACGTAAATTTTGGCTTCCGCCTTGCTGACGCCCAGCACCGTAATAGCCGTATAGTCGCTCTTTTTCTTTTCGCCCGCCGGGTCGATATACATCACGAAATAATCGCACCTCGGAAGCTCGCGATAAAAATGCATAGCCTCTTTTGTAAAGATTTGAGCTTCGTTTCGCGGATCGTTTTGCTGCTCTTTGTTGAATGATTTTAAGTTTTCAGCGCGTTTTTGCATGAGCTTTAGGATCGGCAGCGCATCAGGCCAAAGCACCTGCGAGCCCTCGTCCATCTGCTTTTTGTGCCTCAAATAAAACTCATCGCTGGAGTCTTTTGAGATATTGCGATAAAGCTCGCTCCATTGCTCCCATAGATCCATTCGCCTTGGAAAATCTATCACGGATTGATATTTTTTAGCATTCCAAAATTTAAGCTTTAATTTTCGCGCCAGCACGCTATCTGCATGCAAGATAGTACCGATGTAAAGCACATCTAAGCTTCCGTCTACGCTGCCTAAATTTAGCACGGCTTCATCGAGCCACTCCTCGAGCTTATCTCTTTGTTCTTTACTGCGCACGTTTGTATCGTTTTCTAGGTCATCGAGGATGACTAGATCGGGGCGGTAAACGCCGAATTTCACGCCGCGCAGCCTCTTACCCGAGCCAAACGCCTTGAGCTTGACGCCGTTTTTAGATACGAACTCGCCTATCTTCCAATTCTTACTTGCACCGCAGACGTGCGGGAAGTCCATTTTTAGATTGGCATTGTCCTCTAGCTCCGCTTTGATCGCCTCGAGGCAGCCCTCGACTAATTCCACAGCATCTGAAATTTCTACGATGAAGCGTTTCTTGTCAAAGCAAATACACCAAAGCGGAAAGAGCTGCGAGCAATACGTGGTTTTTGCATGCCCGCGCGGCGCGGCTCGAACATATTTGTCGCCGCCGCTCTCTTGCGTCATAGCTTCAAAAATTTGCGCCAGATCCTCGTGAAGCGCACAGGAGCTATCAATGCTAAAATAGTGCGGAAAATAGGTTTTTGCAAAATATAGAAAATTATGCTCGGCACGCTTTAGCCTAGCGGCTCTATCCTTGGGAGATAGCGGGCTATTTAGATGTATTTGCTCTTTTAGCTCGCCGCTAAGCTCTTCCAGCCAGTCGTAAAAGTCCTTACGCGTAAGCTTGCTAAGCTCGGGCTCTACGGCTCCGGCTTGCTTATGACTTTCGCGGCTATCCTCTAAAAAGCTATCCAGCTCATCCTTTGAAAAAAGCATTGCGTGATCCTCTACACCTCAAGCTCTTCGATAGCTTTGATAAATTTCTCGCTCTCGATGAGCTCAATAAGCTTTTTGATACACTCTTTATTTTCATCATCTTTAAATTTTTCGACTACTAGCATGATAACCTTTTTTGCGATGCTAAGGCGGTATGCTGCGGGGTTTTCGTAGCTTGCAACTTTGGTCATCTTCACGAAGCTGTCGCCTATCTTTGAAAGCGCCTCTGCCTTTTTGCCCGCGGGCAGTTCGCTCTGCCTGATATCTTTCACGGCAAGGCGCATCTCTTCAATGAAATTTTGATAGATATTTTGCTTCTCCTCGCCACCGCGGTCTAGATAGCTTGCCGTCTTGAGCTCATCCCAATTACTGCCGGCCTTATAATTCTTGATCGTCTTTACATTTTTGCTTAGAATTTCCGCTATTCGCTCGACGCTAAAGCCCTTGAGATACAGCTCGCGCGCCAGGTCTTTAATGTTTGGTCTCTCAGCCATTTAAGTCCTTTAGATCCATTCTCTGTTCGTAATGCCGGAAAGCCCTTGAGGCAAGCCTCGGCTTATCGTCTTTCTTCTCATCGGTAGGAATTTTGCCTGCAGCCATCTTTAAAAGTAGCCCCTCGATCTTTTCGATCTGCTCTGCTAGAGTGTCCTTTGGAAAGTTATTGCGCTTTTTCAGCTCGATTATCGTTAGATCTACGCATATATCTTTTAGAAGTTTAGTAGGATTAGCGGGAATCCTTATGAATGACGCGATGAAAGCCAAAGCATCGTTCAGGCTATCGTCTATGATGCTTTGATTTATGCTACCGCTTCCCTCAAAATCGCTCAGCTCCAGCAGCTCTTTATGCGAAACTTCTTCAAGCAGATCATCGTTTGTTATCATTGAGCTATCCTTAAATCTTTTAAGCCTTTTAACGCGTATTAAAAGCGTGTTAAAACGTTTAAAATATTTTTCTCGTATCTTTGGTCGTTTTTGATTTAAAAGGGCTTAGAGCCCTTTTAAATCACATTTTCAGTTCGACTATCGCGTCAAGCCTATTGCAGATCGGAAGCGGTCTACTTTCACTAACTATACCCCAGCCCTTACCTTTCTCCAGCACTTCCGGAGCCGCAGCAAAGAATTTCGTCGGAGCTTTGCCGATGGCAGATGTGTGATTGGCCCTCGTATAAACTACCTCAAAGATATCGTCCATTAAAGGAACTACTATGCCTTTTTTGCCGCTCATGTAGCTCGTATCTTTACCCTTCGTATTTTTGTATGAGGCATCATAAGGCATAAAGGTCTTGCCGAAAAGTTTAAGAGTTAAAACTCCGTTGCTATCGACGACTTCGCAGGATTTTAGTTTTAGAAGCTCTTGTGCTTCGGCCAATTTAAGTAGCTCGCTAAAAAGCTCTCTCGTTACTAGCGCGATATATGGCTTTGCGATGCCTAACACCTCTTTTTGAGCGGCTTCGATATCGTTTAGCAAATCCAATAACTTAGTTGCATTCGTGATAGTTATCTCTTTCCTGTTTGCGCTAAGCTCAAACAGTACCTTTCCTTTACCGTCCATTACCTTACCGAAAATAGCGCCTATGGCCATATACTCTACCGTATTGGTAATATTGCTCTTTTGGCTAGCTAGTTTTTTACCGATAGCTGCCGAAAGAGATTTAAGCTGCTCATTTTGGGTATTGAGCGTTCTTAGTAAATTTAGATCGCTTGCCGGAAGCGTATCATATTGCGGGAAGCGAGGAAGCGGCACGGATACTATCGTTTGATCCGGGTTTTTCGTTACCAAATGCTCGCCGTTTTCGCTGACGCTCTCAAGTATTACGCCCGCACCTTTTTCGATGATGATGTTGTGGGTATTTGAAAGCGTCGGAGTCCATTTTTTGAAAAATGTATCCGTTATAAAACTTTGATCGGCTTTGACCTGATTTACAATTTCGGTCATCGCCTCAACCGTAAAATATTTTAGAAGCTCGTCCATTGTTTTCTCCTTATCTTACTACAATTTTTTGCTTAAATAACGCGGTTTTTAGCTCTACAGCCACGTCCGCAAGCTTAACCTCGCCGAGCACCAATACGTCGGCATCCCCGGTGGCTTCTACATTGTCGCATAGCACGCCGAATACCGCAGCGGCATTTGCGATAGTGGTGGTTTGGTTGTCGCTTGTTACCGCAGCGAAGCTCTCGCCGCCGTTGATACTAAACAGCACCGCTCCGCACTCCAAAGCTTTTGTAGTCTCGACTTTGGCATTTACGCCGAGTATCTTATTGACGACTACATCTCCAATAGTGTTTGGTTTCTTTTTTTCGTTTGGCATCTTATTCTCCTAGCGCAAATTTAACGACATCTATATCGTTTTGGGATTGGTTTTTGTTGGCAAACAGATCGTTATTCGGCAGATCCGGTTTTTTATCAGGCGGCGTAACGCCTTTTAAAAACTCTTTAAAGCCGTTTAAATCGGTCTTTGCATAGCTTAGCGCCCATTGCTTTTGGCTTTCTTGCAGCTTATTTGCGACAATAGCCGAGTCTACCGCGCTTTGAGCTAGTTGCTCACTTAGCGCTGTAACCTCTTGTTTTGAAGCGTTAAGCTGTTCTTTGAGCGCAATGATCTGCTCATTCAAATTCGTAGCGTCTTGAGTTTCGGCGCCGACGTCAATTTTTGGATTTTTATCCATACCATTCTCCTTTACATTAAAATTTTTATTTGCTACTATTTCCCCAAGTTCGTCTAAAAACGGCTTGTTTGTTAGTGCTGCAGAGTGCAATGTACAACCCTGCCACGCTCCAGTTTTTTCGTCTATTCCCATAAAATCATAGACCGGGCTGAGATATTTATATTCACCATTTTTGATGAATTCCTTTGCTCTTGTCGTCCAGCTAACGCGACCGTAAAGCGCATTGTCTTTGATGAAAAGCTCTTTTATCCAACCTGCAGCAGGAGCAATTTCACCGCTTAGGGTTTGGTGTTCGTAGTCAATAACCAGATCGAGTTTTCGCTTGTCGAAATTAAGCTTCATCTTTTCGATATCCGCGGCGTCTATACTAAATGTTCCGCCGGCGTGCCCCTGCCAAATGCCGATCACGGCCAAGCAAATTTCGCTTAAAACTTCCTCTTTATCATCTTTTAGACTAATCAGGTCTTTCGTTATGAGCATAAGAATTCATCCTTTTTCAAAAAGTCGGTTTGGATCTCGCGCGTAAGCACATAAACGTATCCATAATCGGTAATCGCGTTAAGTCGCACTTTTACGCCTTTTAATAAAATTTGAAATTCGTTGTTTAAAACACTCGATCTTAATTTTTCGTCTATACTTTCGCACATATCAAGCGCTGCGAATTTGTTATTTTGACGGTAAAGTGAGGTTTTTGAGCTTGTAGCCGCTAATATATGAATATTATAAGTAGCGTTTTTCCTGACCGTATCCACGTAGTTATCGCCCATGAATTCTATAAATGCAAAGCATTCGCCACCCTTTATTAAAAGCTCCATTTCGTTTTTGTCTTCGAATTCACCTAGATAGGTGCGCGTATTTTTGCACACCTCTTTTATGGTGGTGATCAGATCAGTTTCAAACTCTTTAAGCATGGTTGTCCTTAAAAATTTTTGCGCAATTATGGGCTTTTCATCGTTCAAAATCTATCAGCGAATTCTGATAAAAAACGATAATAGATTTTGAGAGAGCAACGGCGTAATATTGCCGCAAAAGTTTCAGACGAGCAAAGGAGCGAAGAATGAGCCTAATCGCAAACATCAAAGAAAACGAAGGCTTTTGCGGTGAAATTTATGAAGACACAAGGGGTTACAAGACTATCGGCTACGGCTTTTTGGTTGCAGCTCTGAGCAAAGACGAGCTCGCCTTAAACGGCGGGAAAATAGAGCCGATGAGCCGCGCGGTAGCCGATCAAATTTTGGCGCTGAAGCTGAAAAAACTCAAACCCAAGGTATTTGAAGCCTTTTCTTGGCTTGCCGAAAAGCCTGCAAACGTGCAGGACGTAGTGATAGAGATGTGCTATCAGATGGGTATTGCGAAGGTGCAAAAATTCGTTACGACCCTTCATCATATACGCACGGGCGAATATGAAAAGGCTATCGCAAACGGGCTTCGTAGCCTTTGGGCGCAGCAGACCCCAAATAGAGCAAAGAAGGTGTTAAATGGGCTACTTACTAAATCTTAAATTTGTAGGTATCGCTTTTGCGGCGACGCTGGTCGCAAGCGGGATCTGCATAGCGCTGCTAAAAAGCGATATTTCGCAGCTAAGCACCGAAAATGCAAAGCTTAAGGCGCAGCTAGGGCAATGCGAGCTAAATCTAAACTTGCAAAACGCCGCGATCAAATCCCTTGAGGTGAACGCAAGCCGCCGCAACGAGGATAAGATCAAAAACGTTTCAAAAATTTACATAAAAGATAAAAGTTGCGAGGCACAACTCAATGCGTATAAAAAACTTCTTGATAGCGCTTTTTAGCGTACTTTATTTATGCGGCTGCGGCGCAAAGGAACCGCAGGTAAAGCAAGTCTATGTGCCTGTGCGCTGTAATCTTAAAATGCCGCTTAAACCTGCGGCAAACGGCAGCTTTGAAGCGCATAAAGAGCTTGTGAGGTATTTTTTAAAATGCGAAGAGATAGCCAAAGACTGCACGAAAGAAGAGTAATGGACGATCTACAAACCCTACTAAATAGAACATATTGGTTTATTATTATTGCCGTAGCCTGCCTTGTAAGTGCGGTAAAGACGCTAAGCAAACCGCGAGCTACAATAGGCGGATATCTACTTGCCTTTTTAAGCGGGTTTATCGGTGCGATACTTTTTTGCTATTTAGGAGCGGAGATCACGCTTTATTTTACCGGCAGTTCGCGATTTGGGCTAGCCGTGGGCGGCTTTTTCGCATGGCAGGGCGGAGATTGGATCAAAAAACTGGTCGAAAAAATCATAAATGATAAATTCGGCAAAAAGTCTACATTCGACGATGAGGACGAACAATATGAGCAATAACCTAAACGAGATCGGCATCGTAAGCGAAGTAAGCGGGGATCGCGCAAGGGTTGCGATCGGCGATATGGTCACCGACTTCTTACCCGTATTTCAGCCTTTTGCCAATTCTTTCGCCACGGGCTTTGCCCCGATCCGAGTGGGCGAGCAGGTGCTTGTGCTACCGGTACGAGGCGAGCTCAACGCGGGCGTGATCCTGCGCGGTATCTATCAGAGCGCCCATCGGGCGAGCGCGACCGATAAGAAGATCCACGCAAGTTTTGAGGACGGAGTGAGCTTTTCGTATGATACGGCTAGCTCCAGCCTTGAAATTTCAAGTCCGAAACAGATCAATATCACCTGCGAAAACGCAAATTTGACCGCAAAGAACGTTAATGTTAAGGCGGATGATACTACCGTACAAAGCGGTAATATCAAGCTTCTGGGAGATACGCTCATTCAAGGATCAATCTCGACCGCAGGAAGCGGCGGGGGTAGTGGTAGCTTTTCTATCAACGGAGATCTAAATATCACAGGATCGCTTAAGACAAGCGGAGATATAAGCGACGGCAGAGGCTCGCTTTCTAGCCATACCAACGGCGGAGTAGCGAGGGATTGAGATGAAATACCTAGTAAGCGTAGAAGATAGTATCAGAGATATCCTAAGCACTCCTATCGGCTCGCGCGTGATGCTGCCCGAATACGGCAGCCGCCTTTTTGAGCTGATAGATAGACGGGTCAATGATGAGTTTCGCGCCGATTTGAGCTATTTCGTCATTGAGGCGGTGCAAAGATGGGAGAAGAGAGTGCAGATCGACGAAGTGAAGCTCGTGAGCTTCAAAGATCACAAGCTCAGCTTTAAAATTTTGCTTACTAACGGCAAAGAGATCGGAGTAGAAATATGAGCTTTTTAAAAAATTTGCCATATCCCAATGTAATCGAACAGCTTAGCTACGACGAAATCGCAAACGCCACAAAAGAGCTTTTTAAAAAGCATCTAAATGACGATGAAATTTCGCTTCTTGAGAGCAACCGTTTTTCGGCTCTGCTTGAGACGCTAGCTTATAGAGAGCTTCTTTTGCGCGCCCGCATAAATAGCGCCGTAAAATCTATGCTGCTACCTTTTGCGCAGGGGGCTGATCTGGATAATATCGTTGCGATGTACGGAATTGCACGCAAAAAGGGCGAAAAGCCCATAGCGGAAGTGGAATTTAGCCTAAGTATGGCGCGCGATTCGGACGTACTAATCCCAAAAGGCACTATCTTGTGCGCAAGCTCTGGCGAGCTTGCCGCTATCAAAGACGACATAGTTATAGCCGCCGGGCAGCTAAAGGGTACGGGCCATAGTGTATTGCAGACTTTCGTAAAACAAAGCGATCTGAAATGTGAGCTCATCCAAACGCCTTTTTCATTCGTGCTTAAAGCGCGCCAAACATCGCGCTTTGAAGGCGGTGCAGATGAAGAGAACGACGAGAGGCTGCGCGATCGCGCCGTGCTTTCGTTGGAGCGATTTTCTACGGCGGGAAGCAGGAAAGCCTATATCTATCACGCCCTTAGCGCCAATGCTAAGGTTGAGGAAGTAAGCGTGGTAAACGGAGGGCCAGGCATCGTAAAACTCTATCTAAAAACTACCGATATGAGCGAAGAGACGAGAGCGGATGTGCAGGGTTATTTGAGTGGCGAGCGGGTGCGACCGCTTTGCGATACCGTAGTCGTAGAGAATGCTAAAATCATTAATGCCGTAATAAAAGCCGAACTTGAGCTAAAAGATATGCTTTTGCAGGCCAGTATTCAACGCGAAATCGAAGCCGGCAGGACCAGTCTAAGTCTCGGCGAGGATCTAAATTTAAGCTATATCTATTCTACTCTGCACCGCGAGGGAGTGTACCGAGTAAATTTAAAGCAGCCCGCTGCCGACATAAAAGCGGATGTGGATAGCTTTGTGAAAATCAAATTTGAGCTGAGCTTCGCAAAGGCTAATCTATGAGTATCCTACCGAATGGAAAGCTAAAATTTGACAAAAAGCTCGACGATCTTTTTGGCTTCAGCTTAGCAGGTCTTGATATAGGCGTAATAAATACCTGGCGGATAGTTGCCCCGCTTCGCTTCTTGGGATTTTGGCAGATAGCCTGGATGTGAATATAGAAGGCCTTAGTGAGACCGTCGCAAGGCTACTTATCAAAGAGGCCTTTAAAATTCATTATTATTCAGGCACTTTCTATGCAGTCAAAAAGGCAGTGAATGCGATCGATAGCGGAGCAATCATAGTAGAGGGAAATCTCGGGCAGAAATATGACGGCTCTATAAAACATGATAGAAGCAGATTTTATGGCTCAAATTCACACTGGGCCGAATATAGCATAATAAGCAGCATTCCTCTCTCAAAAAACAAGGCAGCGGCGATAGCGGATGCAGCAAAAGCGGCGGCGCCCGCAAGGTGCGTGCTAGCACTGGTCGAACATCAGGCTAGCCAAATCACATATAACAGGCGAATAAAATATAACGATCAATTCAACTATGGAGCATACAATGGCTAATGTCAAAGAAGAAAAAACCTGGGAAGAGGGGATTTATCAGCTCGAAGTAACCGACCCCGTAGTAGGCGGAATAGACGGCATAAGCAATAAGCAAGCTAAACAGCTGGCTAATCGCACGAGCTATCTAAAAGAGCAGTTCGAAAACAATAAAAGCAGTATGAATACTATCCTCGCTACAAAACGAAATGTCACAGATAGCTACTCAAAAACCCAAACCGATGAAAAATTCCTAAAAATCGGAGACTATGGCCTAGGTGGGGCAGATAATATGCCTATACTAAATAACCTAGACGATTTTACAACAAAGACCGGTATATACAGAACGATAGAGGACCGGACTACAGGAACCCCTCCATCTACTTGGCCAAAAGTTAGGCACTCTTCAGTAATAGTGGAAAGAGTAGACCAAAACTGGATAAAACAAACAATGACATATATAGACAGTGAAAATATGCCCCTCGTGTGGTATAGGACAAACAAGAGCAATACCGTATGGCATCCCTGGACCTGCCTAAACCCTCTCGGAGTAGGTCAGACTTGGCAAGATGTTACAAGCCAGAGACTAAAAGGAGCTACTCATACTAATACAACAGGACGTCCAATTCTTGTATGCGCTACAGATTACAACGGAAACGGTGGCGGAAGCTCTGTAATAGTAATAGACGGAATAGGTAGGGGCGTAATTATGGGTGGTAACGCTACACAAACCTCTTGTACAGTAATAGTTCCTGCAGGGTCAACCTATATGATAAAAGATAACGTTCCAGTACCTGGAAGCGAAAACTACTACAGATGCCACGAGCTAAGATAAAGGAATAAAATGCAATATTACAAGGACAAACAAAATCAAATCTACGCATACGATGACGATGCTAGTGAGATATACATTAAGGACGGGCTAACTAAGATAACAGAAGACGAAGCTAAGAGCCTTCTAAACAACACTTTTACTATAGAGCAGTACAAAGAGGGAAAACTAGCAGAGCTAAACGGCTGGTACAAGAATATGTCTGACAATCTTAAAGTCAATATAAAGGACTTCGGAGTGGTAGACGGAAGCTATAAGGCTCTATCTAGGATACAAGCTATAATAGATACTTCTGACGATTTAGCTGTTAGAACTTTTGTTATGAACGACGGCTCACTAAAGAAAATCGGGGGAGTCGAGGACATAAAGAAAATCAAAAAAGCTATACAAAGAGCTACTGCAGGTCTTGGTGCTCTTAAGATGACTTATGAAATAAAAATCAATAAGGCTAAGACTAAAGAGGACTTAGAAAAAATAACCTATTCAGATACAGTACAGGAGACCTTATAATGAGCTACATAATCATTACAGTACTATCATTAGTAGTTGGCATCATTGCTTGCCCTTTCATCATATTCCTACGTGCAAGGAAATGCGACCAGTGGGACAAAAGCAATATGATGAATATGCTTCGAGTCTTTGCTCATCTAGCTACTCATCCAGACGACTTCGCTAAAATGCAGTACGTAGACGGCAAAAAGCCTTTCTGGTACTTAGACAAAGACGAATTCGCGGACATAGTCAAGAGCCGTCCAAAGGAGCGATGATGTTTTGGATACTCAATAGGTTACGCGGGCAATACGGCTATTTTGCAAAAGCGAATGCCTTGGTGGTGGCGCTACTGATATTTGCCTTTTTAGGAAATTTTTATCTTGCGATCATCTGCGGGCTCGGGTATTTGCTAGGCGAGGCTAAAGGCTGGGGCGTATGGGTGGGTGCCTTGACAAGCCACGGAGCGGATAAAGGCGAGAGCGAAAGTCGTGGCATAGAAGCTCTTGCAGGGCGTTTTATACCTCGCGCGCACTGGATTGCGTTTTGCAGGGTGTGCCTATTTATCAGAGGGCTGATTTGGTGGCTACCGGTATTAGTGCCGCTAGCCTTTGTGGGCATTTATGGCGCGCCGCTTTTTGCCGTGCTGCTTGCGGTAGGCTTCCCACTTGCTTGCGAGTTAGGTTGCCGAACGAATTTCAGATTTAGACTCAAGAGGCTTGAGATTGAAAGCGCGTGGGCTAGGCAGGAGCTCCTTTATGGGGCTATGCAGGATATCGTATTTTTGGTTTTATTTCTATGGGGGCGCTAATTTTGTGCGCTTTCGCGCACGCTCATAAGGGGGCGGCGCTCGGAGTTAGCGGGGTCCCCCTTAAAATCCCCCACCCGGGCGACGCTAGAGGTGCGGACTACGTCCGCGTTAAATTTTAAAATTATTTTAAAGGAGTAAGGAATATGGCTGCCAAATTTGGAGTAAACATAACTGTTTCGGCAGAGGCGGCGCGGCCCATAAACGGAGAAAGGACTACCCCCACCCGGGGCGCAGGGAATGGACGGGGGC